TATCTTCAAGATGGAACAGGTGAACATAACGCAACAATAACTATAACGGGTTCACAACCTACAACATTAGATTTAACACAACACAGTAATACTACTCAAAACTATAGTTTAACTCAAAACTGTATAACTTCAGGTGGTTGTAATATCACAGTAACACAAGACTAATGAAAAAGCTCGTTAATCTAATCATCGGTATCTCCCTTATCGGTTTATTAGTATGGAATCCCTATCCTTTTAAAATTTTAGAACTTAAGTCTTTTGACTGGTTCATGTCAACTCAATCAAAAGTTCAAAATACTAATATATTATTAGTAGACTTAGACGAAGAAATTATAAAAGAATATGGAGGCTATCCACTCCCAAGAACACTATATAAAGATCTTATCTGGAAAACAGAAGCTGTACCAGGTATAACAGTATTAATGCCTGATCCAGATATTAGGGATATAATAAATGATGTAGAACTAGCAACAGCTATGGCTATTAAACCCACAGTACTAGCATACGCAGCATCTATACAAGCCTCTGAAGGCGGACCACATGTAGGTACTGCTCAAATAGGAGAAGACCCAAACTCATGGTTATTTAAATATCCGGGAATTTTACGACAAACTCCCTCTTTAGCAGAAAATTCAAAAGGTGTAGGACTTGTAACAAGTGCTCCAGAACTAGACGGAGTAGTACGAAGAGTTCCTTTAGCTGTTGGTGTACAAGGAGATATTTATCCTTCTTTTGCCTTAGAGATGTTAAGAGTAGGTGTAGGTGATCCAAGTTATCAAATTAAGACAGGACAAGCAGGTATAGAGTGGTTAAGAATACCAAACTATCCAACAGTAAATACAGATTCTAATGCACGGGTATGGATGACTTCCAATATAGATTTCTACCGTCAAAGTGCAAAAGAATATCTCGAAAATCCAATAACTGGAGCAAGTTTTGTTATATTTGGAGTTACAGCAGAAGGAGTTGTAAATCCCGTTCCCACAGCAAAGGGTATGATGTATCCACATGAGATACAAGCTAATATTTTACATCATCTTATACTAGGAACAAGCCCTACAGAACCCCTTTGGACCCAAACCGCAGAGCTCGGTATAGCCTTATTACTTATAATCTTAATACTATTTACAGCCTCCAAGATATTTTTATCCATTCCCATACTTTTAGCCTCATTTATAGGTCTATACTATGGAACTTTATATTATTTTTCGCAAGGTTACCTAGTAGATATATCAGGAATTATAATTATAGGCTTTTTATACTGGGCAATTCTTACTTTTAGAGCTTTTATAGAACAATTTTTCCTTCGAAGACAAGTTAAGAAGCAGTTTGGTACTTATCTATCACCAGATATGGTAAAAATGTTACAAGATGATCCCTCTTTATTAAAATTAGGTGGTGAAAGAAGAGAAATGACTTTCTTATTTACTGATATTATGGGATTTACCCCAGTTTCAGAAGCATTTAAGAAAAATGATGATCCAGAAGGGTTAGTAGATTTAATTAATACTTATCTTAATAGCATGACTAAGATTATTTTAGATAATGGGGGTACGATAGACAAATATATGGGAGATTGTATAATGGCATTTTGGAATGCACCACTAGATTGCCCAAATCATGCAGATTTAGCAGTTAAAAGTGCACTAGAAATAAAGGATAAAACAAGAGAATTAAATAAAAGATTTAAAGAAGAAGGACTTAATTTACCCCCTATAAATGTAGGTACGGGTGTAAATACAGGAACCTGTATCGTAGGTAATATGGGCTCTGAAACTAGATTTGACTACTCTGTTATTGGAGATGCAGTTAATCTTGCAGCACGTTTAGAAGCAACAGCGGGTAGGGGAGATTATAAAGAATGGCCTATTATAATATCACACGATACTATGGAGCAATGTAGGGTACCGCGTAAATTCGAAAATATAGGCGATATACTGGTTAAAGGTAAATCAGAACCTATAATAATATTCGGTATATAGGAATTTTTAAAAAAATATATGTAAAGCCGTACAACCTATTCGTACCCTTTACGTCAAATTTTCAATATATTTTCGAATAGTATGTATGTACCTCTCGTTTCATAAAAACTTATCGAATTTTATGATGTAAATGACAACCAAAAAATATTTCTTGACATAAAATCTCAAGTTTGATATAATATGGGAATATTTAAGTAAAAATATAAATCAAAAACACGGGTGTACGCACCCAATCACACACAGGACACTAAAATGGATTCGGAAATGACAATTATATGGAACGCTCTCTTATCTCTAATCGTTGCACCCTTGATAATTATCATAGGAGCACAGGTACGCGAAATAAGACGCATTGATATACTGTTAAACCGAACCCGAGAAGAACTTGGCAAAGAATACGTTACTAGAAAAGAAGTTGACAACGTTATGGATAGAGTAATGGAAGCAATTAGTAAACTTTCCCAAAAAGTTGATCGTTTATTTGAAGAACGAAATAATTAGGAGTAATTAAATGTCAACTACACTTACTGCCGCAACAATGACTGTAACAGTCACTGAAGCTATAAGCTTAAATGGCAAAGATCAAGGAGCGACCAACGCCTTTACTATAGCTAGTATAAATGAGGTCTTTAAACAAATCGTAACAGCTACTACAACTGCAACCACTTTTCTTAAGTTTGGTACTGCAGCCTCAGCTGGAACATTAATTAGAGCAGATGTTTCTTATTTAAGAATCACTAATCTAGATGATACTAACTTTGTTACTGTTGGATTACAAGATGATAGTTCGGATACAGCATATTTTAAGATTGAAAAAGGACAAAGCATAATAATTGGAGGAACTGATGAAGGTCCTCAAGTCGAGATTAACGCATCAGGCGGCGCATTTTCAGGATGGTCAAGTGTAGACAGCTTAACCTTAGATGCAGATACAGCCTCTTGTGACGTAGAAATCTTCGCAGCAATGACTTAGGAGAGTTAAATGGTAGAATACGAAACCAAAATAGCAGTACCCAAATCAGATCCAGTATCTGATGGGGATTCTATAATAATTAATACAGCACCTGAAATCGAAGAAAGACGAGGAAAGTTCAGAATTCGAATAAACGGTAAGTTGTTTAAATTTAATACTAAAGAAGAAGCAGAAAAAGCTCTTAAAGGGTAAATAATGCCTATTCAAAAGGTAAAGGGCGGATGGAAAATAAAGAATACTTCTGGCATTTCCAAAACCAAAAAAGCAGCGAAGCGTAGGCTTCGTGCGATTAAATTCCGTAAAAGAAATAAAGCCAGAAAAGGACGCTTAAGAAAGAAGCGTTAGGAGAAACAGATGATTTTTAGACTAAAAGCAGCGCAAGCCGCTTGTGGAACCTCAGTAGGAGCAGCTTCCACTTTTGGAGCATCAGAATTTGTAAGATTAATTAATTCTGGTACTACAGTTAGATTAATAACTGTTGCAAATTCAGCAGATACTACATTAGGGACACTATCCCTAGCTGGAGGCGAAACTATTGTACTGAAAAAAGATCAAACCGACCAAATATTTGCTGCTCATGCAGAAGTATTAGGTGTAGGTGTGATAATTGAACGTAGATAATGCCGAAAGGTAAAGGTACATATGGGAAACGAAGAGGTCGCCCAAAGAAAAAGAAACGTGGAAAAAGAAAATGGTAGATACAATGGACAGACTATCTAAAGCAGAGTGGTTACAGTATATTGCTGATAACTGTATTACTACTTTAAGAAAATTACAAAATAAAGAGAGTTCGCTTTCCGAAGAAGAGTGGGCATTAGCTGATCTTTGTGGTGGGTATATACATGCGTATAACCTTCTCAAAGATAATCATCTAATTGATTCCCTTAATCTAATGGAAGAAAGTAGAACTATACACTAATGCTTGAGATAAGCAGGAAGGACATCACAGCAGCAAATCTAATGGATTATGATGCTGAAACTCGTTACCTGAAGCTACCCGTTAAAGGATACTTAGATTTATTAGATTTAGTTCCTATTCCCTCTCAAACAGCCTTAATTAATGCTATTAATAATCCTAAGTATAGATTTGTTTGTGCCGCTCTATCTAGAAGACAAGGTAAAACTTATATATCAAATGTAATAGGTCAATTAATGGCTCTTATTCCAAATACTAATATATTATTAATGTCGCCCAACTACTCATTATCACAAATTTCTTTTGACTTGCAACGAAATCTTATAAAACACTTTGACTTAGAGGTTACAAGAGATAATGCGAAAGAACGAATTATTGAATTATCTAACGGATCGACTGTAAGAATGGGTTCAATTAACCAAGTAGATTCTTGCGTAGGTAGATCATACGACTTAATAATTTTTGACGAGGCGGCACTCGTTGATGGCAGAGACGCCTTCAATATAGCACTAAGACCTACACTAGATAAACCAGATAGTAAGGCTATCTTTATTTCAACTCCTAGAGGGAGAAATAACTGGTTCGCTGACTTCTATAATAGAGGTTATAATAATGAATATCCAGAATGGATCTCAATTAGAGCAAGTTATCACGAAAACCCAAGGCATTCGAGAATAGACATTACTGAAGCTAGGAAAGCAATGTCCGAAGCCGAATTTAACCAAGAATACCTAGCCGACTTTAACGTCTATGAAGGACAAGTATGGAACTTTAATCATGAAAAATGTGTATCAGACCTTTCAGAAATTGACACTAGCAAAATGGACCTTTTTGCGGGTCTTGATGTCGGGTACAAAGATCCTACAGCGTTTTGCGTCTTGGCTTATGATTGGGACGTTGAGAAGTATTATCTCGTGGACGAATATCTTGATGCAGAGCGTACAACCGAACAACACGCTACGGAGATAAGGAAGTTAGTAGATAAATGGGATATCGACTGGATCTATATCGACTCAGCCGCTCAACAGACTAGATTTGATTTTGCACAGAATTATGATATATCAACAATCAATGCAAAGAAATCGATTTTGGATGGGATAGGACATGTAGCCGGAATAGTAGATAATGAGAAACTAATTGTAGATCAAAGAAGTGAAGAAGCTTTAAAGGCATTAGACCAGTACCAGTGGGATCCAAACCCTAACTTATTAAGAGAAAAGCCAAAGCATAACGAATTCAGCCATATGGCTGACGCTATTAGATATGCGCTTTACACATTTCAGACAACTGCGACCACTTTTTAAATGAGCATACCAAACAAAAAATATGTCTTGACAAAAAGGTTCTTTTTTAGTATAATTATTTATAAGGCTGAATAATATGAATCTTAGGAGAGACTTGGTCAAATATGTAAGAGACAAAGCAAAGTCTAAGTATAGAAAAAGCACTGAATGTTACATCTGTGGTAGTAATAAAAATCTTGACTTTCATCATTTTTACAGTTTGACTGAATTACTGGAACGATGGATTAGAAAACACAATTTTAAGATTAATTCGGCTGAAGAAATAATGAGATTAAGAGACGCATTTATTGAAGATCATCACAAAGAGCTTTTTGATGATGCTATAACATTGTGTCACACTCATCATTTAAAACTACATTCAATATACGGGAAAAAACCTAAAATAATAACTGCTAAAAAGCAACCCCGTTGGGCACAGAAACAGAGAGATAAATATGGCTTGGTACGATAGACTACTAGGAAGAGAAGAAAAACTAAATCCAGCTCAACCCATGATTTCACGGGAAGAGGGTATGGCTATAACTACTCGAGAGAACTCTACTAACTATAGAAATGCTTACGAACAACAAGAAGTTGTTAATCGAGGTGTAAACATGATAGTAGATGATACTGCCGAGATCCCTATAGATGTTGGAGAAAAGATAGTAGGTATTAGTCCTGTAGTTAAGAATATCAGAAGGTCAAAAGTTAATACTTTATTAAATGTAGAACCAAATCCTTTTCAAGATATTAGCTCTTTTAAAAGAAATCTTATAATTGATTTACTAATAGATGGCAATATTTTTGTATACTTTGATGGACAAGGATTATATCAATTACCTGCAGAAAATGTAGAAATCGAAACACATGAAACTCAATATGTTACTCAGTATATCTATGACGGACAAGTAGAGTATTCTCCAAAGGAAATTATACATATAAAAGAAAATTCTTTTAATTCAATTTACAGAGGAGTTCCAAGACTTAAGCCAGCATGGAGAACTATGCAACTTTTAGGAAGTATGAGAAATTTTCAAGATAACTTCTTTAAGAATGGAGCAGTACCAGGTTTAGTACTAAAGAGCCCAAATACTCTTAGTGAAAAAATAAAAGAACGAATGTTAGCAGCGTGGAGAGTTAGATATAACCCAAATACGGGCGGAAGACGACCACTAATATTAGATGGCGGATTAGAAGTATCAAATTTAACACAAGTAAGTTTTAAAGATTTGGATTTTCAACCAAGTATTGAGTCTAACGAAAAAATAATTTTACAAGCACTAGGAATACCTCCTTTGCTTTTAGACAGTGGAAATAACGCAAATATTAGACCTAATCATAGATTGTATTACTTAGAAACTATACTACCTATTGTTAAGAAAATAAATTATGCTTTTGAAAGGTTTTTTGGATTTGACTTACTTGAAGATGTAAGCAATATTCCAGCCTTGCAACCAGAATTACAGGACAAAGCATCCTATTATTCCACTTTAGTAAATGGTGGTATTATAACACCAAATGAAGCTAGAGAGTTCATGAGAATGGAATCAATAGAAGGAAATGATGAACTACGTGTTCCAGCAAACATAGCAGGAAGCGCAGCAAATCCAAGTGAAGGTGGAAGACCTTCAGAGGACGAAGAAAATGACTAGACAGAAAAGAATAGCACAATCAATAGCCAAATATTTTGCCAAAAAAGGTAAAATTATGGACATGAAAGAGTATATTGCTGAAAACGATACTCCACATAGAGCAAGAGCGGTTAGAAAAATTACTGGTTCTTGGGGCAGATTGATTCAATTAATTAGGGTGAATTTTCCAAAGGAATATGAGCAAGCTACTAAGCCAGCTCCAGCACCTAAGCCTGCAGCCAAAGCGAAAGCTAAAGTTGCAAAAAAGGGGAAATAAATGAATAAAATATTTAACTTAACTTCAAATTTTAAAGCATTAGATGAAAACGAAGATGGAAGTATCAACATAAAAGGTTATGCTAGTACTAATGATCAAGATAGAGCGGGAGATGTAATTCACCCGACAGCTTGGTCTAAAGGCGGTATAGGTAATTATGAAAATAATCCCATTATCCTTTTTAACCACGATTATCATAATCCTATCGGTAAAACAACTGAATTAGGTGTTGACGAAAGAGGATTAAAGATAAAAGGTAAGATATCTAAGTCAGCAGGTAAAATTACTGAACTAGTTAAAGAAGGTGTACTTGGCGCATTTAGCGTTGGTTTCCGAGTCAAGGACGCTGATTATATAGAGGAAACCGACGGTTATAGTATAAAAGATGCAGAGCTTTTTGAAGTTAGTGTGGTATCAGTACCCGCTAATCAAGCCGCAACTTTTTCTGTAGCTAAATCTTTTGATTCAGAGAACGAATATATGGATTGGAAGAAAGACTTTGTCAAAATTACTGGTCAGTCTAGTGACATAGATTCACCAGAAGAAACAGTCAATCAGACTGTAATCAAGGAAACGGAAATGTCAGAACAAAAAGAAAAAGATTTCAACCTTGAAGAATTTGCTAGAAAAGTTGCTAAAACAACTGCGACTGAAATAGCAATGGCACAAGCTGAAAAGCAAGCTAAATCTGATGCAGAGGCTCAAGCAGTCGCTGATGAAGCAGAAGCTCAAAATGCGCTAATTCAAGAGAAGAAAGCTGAAGTTGAAAGCATAGTCAAAGCAGGAACTGAAGGAGCAGAGCGTTTAATGTCTGATCTGGAAGATCGTGTTTCTAAAGACTATTCTAACTTAGAAACTGTTGTTGAAGAACTGAAATCCGAACTTGCCGAAAAATCTGAATAAATAGTTAATATCCGCGACTCAAAAAGAGTTTTTGCTACTAAAGGTAGTACTGACTGGAAAGAGAAATTCGCACAAGATATTGATGATGCATATATGCTAGGAAAAGCAACTGGACGTGGATACGAAACAAAATTCGCGCAGGGCGTAATGGAAAAAGTTAACGCTCATTCAGGTGTTGGTGTATCTTCAGCAGATTTCGAACAAGAAGTTTCAACAAATGTAGAACGAGATATTCAAAATCAATTGATTCTCGCTCCTATGTTTAGAGAAATTGCTATGAATGCCGCTACTATGATCATGCCTGTACTACCAGATGCTGGTTACGCAGAATTTGCGTCGACTCAGACAACTGCAGGTACAAGTCCTCATGGTAACTTAGCCCAACGTGGAGATACTTATGGTACTCCTTGGGGTGGTATTGATCTTACGGAAAGATCTCTCTCAACTAAAAAACTTATCTCAAC